AAGCTCGTTGGGATTCTGACCGATCAGGTTATTGATCTGAAAGAAAAGTTGGCAACCGAGAAGTTCATGAATGATTATTGGCGCAAAGAGCGGGAACGTCTCGATGCGCAAAGTCGTGAGAATGCTGCGATCAGGAAGGAGTTGGCAGAACTCAAGGCAATCGTTGAAACTGGTCGCCACCTCACCGATGACGCTGACAAGGACGAATCAAAGAAGTGAAAAGGATCAGTGCCAAGGAGTTGCAGAGGCAACGGTATGCTGCCGCTATGAAGAAACCAGATCAGGTCATCCTTGACAGGAAGGAACGGACGAAAACCGTCATTCGCAATGGTGTCACTCGCGTTGTCCATGCGTGGGACCATATCAATCTGACCAAGGATGAGCGCAAGGGAAAGACTCCCGACCAAATACAGCAACTTAGGAAAGACAAATATCTTGCGCGGTATACAAATCGAACCGAGACTTAGGAGAAGCTATACATGCCTGAATCGATGAAACCGATAGATCGTGCCGAGGTTGGCAAGAGAATCCAAGATTTGATGGATTTTTCCAACAACATGTATGACAAGCTGGAAAAGAATAGCCATAAGGGGCATTGGGCCGATGTGGATATCGCGAAGCTGTTTTACATGACACACGATGAAATGGATGAGCTGGAACATGAGATCGATCGTCTAACCAAAGGCGATGCAAGCAATGAGGTCTTGTGGAATATTGTGCAGGAGTGCGCCGATGTTGCGAACTTCGCCATGATGGTCGCGAGTAACGCGAAGAGGATGATGAAATGAGAGAATTGTTGGAAAATAAGTGTTTGGCAATTTTGCAGAAGATGGACGGAGTTTGGCCGGGATACCAAGCATTTTCACTTGAGGTTGGATTGTCAATCCATGAGTCCATGCAACTTCTCAACGGTCTTTCGGAGAGGGGACTGGTTGAGAAGATCAAGAATGATGACAAGAAGTTTGCTGGCTGGAAGATTGCTTCCGGTGAGTCAAACAATATCGAGCCTGATATCATAGATGTCTCTACACTCGATTCAACAGATGAAGTTGTGACAGAAGCTGTTGTTGAAGATGCCCCGCCAGAAGTTTTAGCCGATCAAGTAGTTGTAAAGGAGGTTGAAGTAGGGATTGAAGATACTCGCAATAGTGATATCATTCAAAAGAAGAGAAAATCAAAAACAAAAAACAAAAAGGAGTAACATATGGAAAATAGTAGGGATGATGACCGTATCATTTGTGTTGGGAATATTGCAATGACATCAAAGGATATGAGTGACTTTGTAAAAGCATTTAGGAATTCAATAAAAATCTACGAAGATAAAAAAGGTGACGTTGAGGGTAGTGATAGAAGTTTTCATGAAATATTAATGGAAATATTTGGATGTTGTTTTAATCTATTCGATTATTTCAATGAAACAGATATAGTTAATGATGAGAGAGTCTATCGTGAGGCATTAGAAGAGAGCAGTCTCTTGATTATGAACTCAATTATCCTTAATACAAAATTAAGTAATTTTAGTTCGTAGAATCACGGAGGTTTGATGAGATTATTGAGATTTTCTTTCAATGGTAATGAAGATTACTTAAATAATAATCCTGCAAATAATATGCCAGAAGAGTTGTTTAAGGATGTACAATCATTTTTTCTGGAAATGAGTGATAGTCTTTATATTGATGGATATTATGAGAATTTTTATGATGAATTGCCGATTATTAACATTTTTAATGAATTTTTAAAAGAATTACCATCTTTATCTGAATTAATATTTGAAATACAAAAGCCTAATGATAATGAAAAATTGAAAGAATACCTTTCTTCGAAGATTTATGAGAAATGCGGCGACTTATCAAACCTCCTAATGATGTTGGCTAGCAATATTGTTAGGGAATAAATGATGATGATAATTGAAAGATTATGAGGAGTTATTATGGATACAGGTAAAAAGTATGTGAGAATTAATGAAATTGCAGATTACCTTTCCTTGAAGCCAAGGACAATTAGAGCCTATATCTTGCAAAAGAAGATACCCTACATCAAGCGAAACGGTATTGTCCTCTTTGAACTTGAAGAGATTGACCGATGGATGCAAGCTGGAAAAGTTCCTATGTCTGTTGATATAGAATCATTGGCAAGAGGAGTTGTAGAAGATTTAAAGCATCAACGAGAGGAAAGCAAGAGTGGGAAATAGAAAGCAGATCGCGCACTTGCAAAATCAGGTAGAAGCATTGAACTCTTCTTGTGAGCAAATGATACACAGTCTTGAGAGAGAACGAAAATGCTCACATGTTATAATGGAGACGGCTTTGCTGATCGCTGATATCATGTTGACGCAGATCAGGTTCAAGGAAATGAATGGGAACATGTTCCTCGATGTATTCTCCAAAGAAACCAAGAAGCTGGAAATGCTCAAAGGGATTGCGGTGAATATCGATGCAGATAATTAAATCTCCCATTGACGGGAAGGCGAAAATTTGCCCAGATATCGGAGAGAGTATCACGGTGTTCGGTAAAAAGACTGTTGTGAGTGAAGCTGATATGTCCTATCCGTGTGGAAAATGTATTTTCGATAAGATGCTGGACCAGCCATGTCTTACCGTAGCTTGTAGGGGATATGAGCGTCCTGATAAAAAGTGGGTAGTGTTCGAGGTTTAGAGGACTACACCTTTCGACAATAGCCGACTTGAACGCTGTTTTGCAGCAGAAGGTCGGCTTTTTTGTGTCTTTGGTTGTTTTGCCAATGATTCTTCTAATGCGTCATACTCACGGGAAGTGAAACGGTACATTTCCAGTTTATACCACATGGCAAGGTTATACACGGCACAGTCGAGCGCTTCGTTTCTATCACGGATTGTTTCCCACCGTCCGAACCGCCTTCTATTTTCCGGTGGTCGCCATTCTTCCGCTGTCATTTGCTTGAAAAACTCATCATCGTAATCATTGGGAAATCTCATGACGAATGGCGTATCGCGGATTACTTCTCCCCTATCGTTTGTCTGTTCAAGCAAGGTAAGATTGCTATATATCTCACTTTTAAGCATATTCGTACCAACATCGAAATACTTGTATGCACTACCACGATATTGCTTTGTCTTACCAGAACGATCCTGCCCGCCTTTATCCTCCTTGACCGATGATATTGGAGAACGCAATACATCATAACCGCGAACCAGATGGAAACGATCATTGCTCACCCTGCCCCAAAAGGCATTCACTTGGGCCGTATTATGTCCACGGTCCATAGCATTTGCGGAAATCTGCAATCGTGTGCCATCCTCACGAGTGAAGATGCCTTGCAGTATTTCACGGTTATATTGTTCCCATACATGGCTATTCACATCTTTTGTGGTTTCCCCAGGGGAACAAAGGAAAATGCGGTAATCGATTGACCAAGACCGTCCGTTTCGTCCCCACCCTCGTATTTCGACTTCTATGCGGTTTTCTTGGATATCTGCCCCACTGGTAAGCACAAGCACATCATTGGGAATAAGATCGTCGGATGAACTACAACGGGAATATCCACTACCACGGGAAAGGTTGAACAGGAGGTTCCAATCAGGTCGTTCAGAAGCGATGGTATAGGGCTTGGCAAGCACGTTGTTGTAGAACGCTGTCATTCTAGCATGTTTGCCATGGTCCGCATCTGCGCGGGCAAGCAGGAAGTCACCGACGATGTTATGCCAGCTTTTCCATGGTGAATACAATCCGGGAAGCCAGAAGCCTACGGAAGTAGGATCGGTTGGTTCTGTAGCAGTCGGTATCCACTTGTTCTTATTCAACATGGCGCGCTTATGGTGTTCGTCTATACGTTTGTGACAGACTGGACATTCATACCAAACTTGTTTTACCGAAGATCCCTCCGCTTTCCAATGGAAATTATGCCACTCAAACTCAATGAGTTCATGACAATGAGGACAAGGAACGAAGCAATGTCTTTGGTCTGTAGTCTTGTATTCCGCATCTATCTTCGAGTTCTCATTCGTGGTAGTGGAACTGATGATTATTTTCTCTCGACCGGCGAATGTATTGGTACGTTCAGTAGCAAGTGATATGACGGTCCCCTGCCCTTTCACATTGTCAGGCATTTCATCCAATTCATCGATGATAACAACTTGGCATGGTGTGGATTTGAGCGATGAAGAAGATTCCCCAGAAGCAAGTTTCAGGAATCCTCCGGTGAACTCCTTGAAAACCGCAGTATCACCCTTGCTATTGCTTCGGGTACTTCCAATGCGTTTCTTTAAATCCTCATTATCATCTATCATGGGATTCACGCGGGTTTTCACCATCAACTTGCCTTCGCGGTCATTCGGGAATACGAAAAGGATGGATGTTGGGCTGTTGATGATGTAGAAGTACACAACATTAAGTTCTAGCTGCGTTTTCATTAATTGCGTTCCGGTATACAAGACGATCTTCCGGTATTTGCTCGATGGACTACATGCGTCCATCGGTTCCTTTGCATACGGTGTGCGTGATACACGATAAGGACCTGGTTCAGATGCGGAGTTTGGAAGAATGAGCCGACCCTCTACGAATTCGCTTACCGTCATCAATGGTTGTGGTTCAAGAATTACCAATGCCTGTTCCCACATCCATTCACGTTGGATATCAGATAGTTCAGGTTTTTTCTTTCGTTTCTTGGTTGACTTACTTGCGGTACTTTTTGGCAATCTTCTCAACCTCCGATTCCAATTCCTTCCGTCTCTTGCCGATATCAGTGAGTATCGCGTGTGACTCCTCTACCATTTTGTTCTGGATACGGGATTGCAGTTCGGCTGCATCACCCTCCTCTATCTCAAGACCGCGTTCAATAAGGAAACCCTTTACGATCCCCCATACATCGAGCGCAGTTCTATTTGGCAAAGAAACAATTCCTGACTTCAAGCCTCCGAGAACAGATGACATGAATCCGATGATATCTGGCTTTGGCAGGAGGTTCCCTCGTTCGATCTCCGCTTTCATTTCCTGACGGTCGGCCTTGGCTTTTTTCTCGCGATAGTTTTGATAGGCGATGGTATTCCGTTTTGGTGGTTTCCCTATCTCATCGTTTGAGGTTTGTGCATTCCTATCATCTTCATCATCTATGTCATCAATGTTCTCAACATCTTCAACATCTGGTACATCCCTAACGGGAGGAAGTGGGCGATGTTTGACGGTATTGTTTGCCCTGCCCGTACCAGCAAGATTGTCGGTACGGTTTTCTTCCCATAGTGATTTGGCCTTCTTGTAATCAATGAGTTTTGTTCCTCGTGCGTATTCGATTCGACCACGCTTTATAGCTCGTGATACCTGTGAGCGGTCAACACCTACACGACGGGCGAACTCCGCTTGTGATACCAGTTCGCGTTTATTCCCCATAGGTCAACAACTCCTCTACGATGATGAGGTGTCCTCTTCTATTGGTGAACATAGGGCCTTTTGAAATGTCCATCGAATCACCATGATCTTCTACGATCATCCGAAGCAAATTCTTGTTCACGGCACACCCGATAAGTCCCATGTATGAAAGCAGATTTCGTTGTCCGCTCCTGATTACTTGTGACTCGTCGTCTATGTCGTGGACAAGATATTCAATCCTTTTTGGCATGGCACGTACCTCTTGACCATATACTACACCACATATAGTGCTATTGGCAATGTATAATTCTTTTATACACCATAAGTAGGGCATACAGAGGTATAGACTGTTGCTTTTTAGCCGATGCTGTGCGTTCATTGAAGTATGAGTATGACCTACGAGGAACAGTTGGCAAAAGCCGAGAAAAAGCTGGCAATGTGGGAGGAAGCGGAGGAACGTGTCGCTACTTCTGGCCAGAAATACACACTCGTTGAAGGGGATACGCGACGGGACCTTACCCGTGCGAATCTCCATGAAATACGTCTCAACATCGATTTGTATACCAGAAGGATAAATCGGCTAGAGAAGATAATCGCTAATGGCACGACAGGACGGATCATGTTCGGGAGGGGCGTATGAACTTCATCGACAAGGCCGTTTCATTTGTCAATCCTGTAAGCGGCGCGAAACGTGTATTGGCGAGAAAGCTGCTTGAGAAGGCAGAGACTATCTATAGCCCTCAATCCCGTACCGATCAGACCAAGAATTACAATCCAAGATTCCCTACCGACCCAAATTTCCAGATGTCATATGCACACAAAAGCGGCCAGCAACGGTCGCTTGGTCTGTATTTTGATAATCCGATTGCAAAGGGAATCATCAATGCGATGGTTGACGGTGCGCTTGGCAATGGGCTGACCGTAGAAAGTGCAATCAATTACAAGGTCTTGGGCATGACAGCCGAACAGGTCGCCGATATCCAACAGAAGATCGAGTGGTATTGGGATGTTTGGGCGAACGACCCGATGCTTTGCGACCATTATGGGAAACAGACTTTTGGAAGTCTCCAACGGGAAGCGTATATCAATGCACTTTCCGGTGGTGATGTGTTGCAGCATATCAAGATTTCAAGAACGGGGAAAATGTATCTTCCCCAGGTTCAGAATATTCCCGGCCAGAATGTAAAGTCTCCCCACGATTCAGACTCGAAACAAATAGCTGGTGGAGTCGAAGTAGATAATACCGGTCGTGAGACTGCCTACCACATGGCTGTTGTCGGTGATGACCTTATGACCGAGAAGATTATCAAGGTAAATAAATACAGCACCAAGAACGGTCGTATCATGTACAACTTGGTTCTTCAAGGTAATGCGATGCCCGGCCAAAGGCGTGGACGATCTATTTTGCTTACCGTCAACGAACAAATCATACAACTTGGTCGATATAGCGAAGCTGAATTGACAAAATCCATTATCCAATCGTTCCTCACCCTTTTCATTGAGAAGTCCAAAGAGGATGAAGCAGAGTCGTATGACAATCCATTGCAGAATCTCAAGGATGCGTCCAAGGGATTCACTATTGTTGATTCAGAAGGGAACGAGGTAGATACCGCAGCCGAAGAGAAGCAATTGTACAATCTCGGACCCGGCCTGATATGGGACTTGCCTAGCGGACATACGGCAAAACCTGTCGAATCAACAGCTCCGGTAGCAGAGTTTTGGAAGTTCATGGAAGCTCAACTGAAACTCATCGGCATGGCCGTGAACATCCCTTATGAAGTCTTGATAAAGAGTTTCAATTCCTCGTATTCAGCTTCACAAGCGTCGATACAAGACGCTGCACGCGGTTGGAAGATCGCTGGCGGTGAATGGGCATACAGATATTGCCAACCTGTCTACGATCAATTCGTAGAGATGTTGGTTCGTCTCAAAGTGATCGATGCTCCGGGGTTCTTCGATAATCCAATCATCCGTAACGCATGGTGCAGAGCAAAATGGCGTGGACCGGCACTGTTGCATGTGGATCCGCGTAAGAGCGTCGAGTCTTATATCAATGCAATAAATAACAACCTCATTACCCGTGAAAGTGCTAGCCAGGCACTGTATGGCGAAGATTGGGATATAGTCAACGACCGTAATGCCCAAGAGCTGCAAAAGATGCGTGATAGAGGAGTTGGTATCAATGACAAAGGCTACATAAAACTCATCAACGAAGCGGAGGATGATGACGGGAATCCAATTGGAGGGAACCAATGAAATTTGACGATCTTGGCTTGGTAGCCATGTATGAACCGGCTTTCCGTGATCTTCGCATGGCGATTGTTTCAGGGGATAAGCCAGAGGAAGAGGCAGGAGTCCAGTTGGATCGTCTCATATCCAATTGGTTTGATGGCGATACTGCTCAAAACCGTCTTGGACTGGTGAGTGTTAAAGGTTCCCTTGGGTTCTCGTATTGGGGACGTTCGTATCAGTCGATCGTCACTTCCGTAGAAGAGCATATGGAGAATCCAGAGATTGAAGCTATTTTGCTTGATATCAACAGTCCTGGTGGAACCGTGATCGGACTTATTGAATTGTCCGAGACATTGGCTAAATGCACCAAGCCTATTTACGCCTACTGTGAAGGCATTTGTGCCTCCGCAGCATATCTGATCGCTTCATGTGGCGCTAAAGTCTACGCCACACCTTCCACAACAATCGGTTCCATTGGAGTCATGGCGGCATATCTCGATGACAAGAAGTGGCTTGAGAACATGGGACTCAAGGAAATTGTGTTCCGTTCAAAGAATGCGAAGAAGAAGAATCTCGACCCCTCATCCAAAGAAGGTTCTGAACAAGTGCAGAAAAGCATTGATGAGATCGAGGACATGTTCATCGCGAAAATCGCAAACAACAGGAGTGTCACTCCTGATGACGTTATAGCGGAGTTTGGGCAAGGTCTTACGTTCCACGCTGATGAGGCGTTGGGAAAAGGCATGATCGACGAGATCGTGCCAGATTTTGCAGCTTGCGTCGCAAAGATCATGCCCCCTGTAGGGGGTGGAGGTGTAGAGATGGGAGCAACCACAGAAACGTTGACCCTAGAACTGCTCAAGGAAAAACACCCCGACATGGTGAGTCAACTCATCAACGAGGGGCGTGAGCAGGGACGCGCAGAAGGCCGTGCAGAAGGTCTCACAGAAGGTGCGGAAGCTGAACGCAACCGTATCGTCTCTCTTGAGAAATTCAGAACTGCCGAATGTGGTCCAGAAGTCGTAGCCGAAGCTATCAAGGATGGCTCAACAGTCGAACAGGCTGCTTTGAAGATCATCGAGAGGCAGTCGGCGACGGAAAAGCCGAAAGGCAATGGCAAAGAAGTGAGTTTGACTGAACTGGCTAAAGAGTCAGAAGAGACGACCCACAATCCGGTGCAACCTTCTGTCGAGAAGGACCCGGAGGAAGCAAAGGTTGATGAGGCTTCAACAAAAGCAGTCGCCGCGATCAAAGCCGCCAAGAAAAGCGGCAAGAAGTAAGGAGTAGAAAATGGGTTTTTACGAAGATAAGTCCATTTCTCATGGAAACCTCCTGCTCAATCCACTTGGCAAGTTGATGACCGAGAAGGTCACGATTGCGAAGATGGCGGTAGAAACCGAGCTTACAGCCGGTTATCTGATGGGCAAGATTTCCAGAGGTGCATTGGCCGCCGCAGCTCCCGTAGCCGCTGGCGCAGGAGAAGCAGGAGCCAACACCGGAACAGGAACCGTGGTTCTCGACGAGACCACTCCGTTGCTTGATGGAGTGAAGGTTGGAACATACACCCTCAAGTGTATTTCCGCTGCTACCGCAGAGCCAGCCGCAGACGCGGTGTTCGAGGTCTATGACCCCGAAGGTTCGTATATCGGAAAAACCGATGCGGGAA